AATTCTTTGAGTGTTTCTAGAAACTGCGTCAAAGTCCTCGTCTTTAAGTTCTCTAAATTCAACCGGGTTACCATTCTTATCCCACTTTGTAGGGAACTTTAACATTGCCATGGCTTGAACACCCTGTGCAACACCCGTTAGAGCTCTTCCCATACCACCAACGGCTGAAATACCTTGAGCTACGTCTGATGTTCCACTGCCAGCTCCAAAGATTGCGCTAACAAAACCTCCTCCGCCACCAGGATACTTTCTGCCAACTTCGGCGAATCCAGTAGCAAGAACATTAACAACCTTTGACATTTGATCAGGAAACTTCTCATAATCAATATCAAGTGCCTGAAACTTTTCAATACCCTTTGCTATCATAACTAGGGCTGTTCCGGCTAGGATCATTGCCGGCGCAGTTGCATATAAGGATGCAATTTGATGTGGTGGAAGAAGGAATGAGAATGCAATAGACTGTAACATCCATTCCATATTTGACATCATTCTACCACCTCCAAAACCAAGGAATCCAGTGGTTTCATGTCCAGAATCCGCTAGCAAGTAATCAAACTTACCAGGTTTTACAACCGCTGCGATGGCCGCAAGACCACCTGCAACTATCACCAGCGCAAGACCTGCAATTCCTATTGCAATTGCACCTGGAATAATAAACTCAGAAGCCAATCCTGCAAGAGCCATCACCGTTCCTAAAGATATGATAAGAGCGTTAACCTGAAGAATTGAATTCCATCCTTCCAAAGTAGGTGGAACTGCAGCACTAAAGATTAGCATTCCTAAAGCTAGTGGAATTAGAGCTAAACCCACAAGTGCAATTGATATAGCTCCTTGCCTAATGAACGGTGAAAATATACCTGCAATCGCCATAACTGCTGATATTCCTAAAATTAATCCTGAGACAGTTAAAAACGTGCCTACTGGATTTCCAGCATAACTTAATATCATCTCGGCAAGAACAATTCCAGCTGCGAGAGATATGATAGCTAAACCGGCAATTGCCAGTCCTGTTGCAACGGACTTGATAGTTTTATCTATGCCCATTTTTTGCACCAGCCAAAATACGCCTGCAACCGCAAGAATCATAAACATTGCAAGTGGCAGTGCAGCCATACCAATGATTAACAATGGTAATGAAAGAGCTAACATACCTGCAAATTGGAAGATGGCTTTACCTAGACCAACAACTGCTGCCATACCTTTGATGACGGCACTGATCTTTTTGTCCATCTCTTCTCCAGGCGGAGCTTTCACCACTGCGTCAATAATAATCTTAAACGCTTCAGCAATTCCCTGTGCAGCAGGGCCAATCAACTTTAAAGTTGCTTTATCTAATCCAGTAAGAGGAGACCCTTGTTTCGAAGTGTTCTTTTCAATCTTCTTTAGATAACCAATCATTTCTTCAATCTTACCAAACAAAGCACCGCCGGGTGAAACAGACTCTGCTGTCACCCTAGTGGCGGTTTCAATGTTTTGAAGACTTTGAGATGAAAGTTTCTCGAATGGAGAACTGAAAAGTTTCACTTATTTAGCATAGATGTTTTTTACTCTAGTCTATATATTAGAGCTTTGGCATTTTAACTGAAGGCATCTTCATTCCGCCCATACTACCCGAAGTAAAGTTACCGTAGTTTGGTAGCTTTGGCATCTTAGTTTGTGACTTCATTTCAGCAGACTGTTCGTCGTACTTTTCTTGCTCCTTCTTATTTGATTTATCTTGCTCTTTTAAGTGGTCTATCAGGTGCTTAACATAATACCAATACTCATAGTATGGCATTTGTTCAATCTCACTCGGCTGTAGCTGAATGTGATGCGCAAGATAGAACTTAGTCTTAAAGAAGTTCTCCAGAGAGATCTGAAATAAGGAAAAGAGATTTGATCCCACCGGGAAAGTTCATAGGTACGAGGACCTCCTCACCCTCGTGGTCAACTTTCAAATCAGTTTTAACACCGACCTTCATCCTTTCAGCTAATCTATAGATGACCATGTATTTCTTTTCATTCCAACCTTGGAACTCAATTTCTTTTTCAAAGATCACTTTAGAACCAAATCCTCTCCAGTCTGTAGTGATATATGGTAGAATCTGCAAGAACGCCTGATCAAAAGTCTTACGTTCTCTTTGACGAACCTGAATGAATTTAGTAACCTCTTCCATCACACCGATTGAAGGCGGTCTCATTACAACTTCACCTGCAGATTTAGTTTGAATAACAAACGCACGCGCTTCTTCACTGTAATACGGCGCAATTTCTGAATCAATATCTTCAGTCTGAAGGTGTTTAACCGATAATTCAACATCCATGTTTTTACCATCATGCTGATGCTTAATCATGATTTTATTCTCTGGCTCAGGGAAAGTAAGATCTCTGATCAAAAGAAGTAAATAGATTCTATCTTCTTCAAGAATATCTTTGTAAGAAAGCATTCTTGTGCCTGATTGAATTCTAACACAACCTTTAATGATCTGATTCAATTTCTCTTCAATGTCGATGATGTTACTTTCATCAAGAGTTGAGAAGTGTCTGATTTCAGCCACTCTTGCAGATCTAATTTTAATTGTTGTGTCTGCTGGATAGAACATACCAACGGAAGGTACGTCTTCCATTTTAACGTCAACGTAACCTAAATGGGTGTCTGAATCCAACGTGTCATTACTAAATCTAGCCATTGACGCTTTGCCAAGGCCATTCTTTTTTACTTCTTCAACGATGCCGTCTTTCTCGTCAACCATTGATTTGTAATCGTTTTCTTCGCTCATAATTATTTGTTTTTAAGTTGCTTTAACTTGGTTTTGTCAAATGTCTTCTGATCATCTGACGTAGACTCGATTTTAAGTCGGATTAATTCTCTAATGAAAGCTGACATTGAAATTGGTCTTGATCCGTTTTCAATTGCGTCATTAAGAATGATTCTGTTGAGAATCGCCACCTCATCTTCAGACAGAAGAACCTGAAGTTTTTTGGTGAGCTTTGATGTATCGTTCATACTACCTTGATAAGATATTATCTTTTGAAAAATGTCAAAAAAGGGAGCAGATCTTGTGAACCTGCTCCTTTTTGGTTAAAATTATGCAAGCTGTTCTTTCCAAGAGTCAACTCTCCAAGTAACCTCTAGGGTTTGAGGAGCTGCGTCTGAATAGTCACCACCCTCTAGGAATGGAAGACCTGATGAAATGAACGCATCTTCTAGAGTAACTGTTCTAAAGATGTCACCCGCTCTGTTAAATTGTGTTACGATGATAGTACCAACGTAATCTTTCTTTAGGCCAAAAGCACCGGTATTTGGATTGTAAATCAAATTATACCATTGTTTTAGCGTCTTGTATACGTATGCTTCGTTAGCTTCGTTCAAGTTAAGTTCGAAAGCGATTGCAACGTCTAGTGCAGTTGAATCTGGTTGAGATGCAAATGAACGTGTTACAAACTTAAACTTCTGCTCCTGAGTACCAATCTCTTTGTTGATTGCTAGACCAGAAATTGACTTAACTTGCTGAAGAAGCATGTTAGCACCTTGTACACCTGCAGGTGGGATAATTGTTACTTCGAACAGTGACTGTTGTACTGGTTCAAAGTTTCTACCCTTTCTGCTGGTCTGATCGTTTGAATAGTGTGGTAAAGGCATTTTCTTCTTAAGCTTTTTTTATATATCCGATTAGCTGAAGTTACCAGTTGAGATTTCTCCAGTGTTTAGGATGGTTGTTCTGTGAACAACAATCTCTAGACCTTTAACTGGTTCAACATAAGTATCAACGATACCCATATTTGCATCAATCACATCATTGGTATTGTTTGTAGTGTCCATTACGTTTTTGTAATCGTAAACACCAAAGTCAGCTTTAACTGATTCCATAAATGAGTCAGCTAGAGTTTTAATTTCAAGTCTTGTTTGAGCCGTGTTGAACTCAAATACGTAATCCTTAAGAATGTTGGCAATACCTTCCTGTATGAAGATCAACACCTCCCTTACGTGAGCCGATGACAGCGCTGATTGAACAGACTGTTGTGCAGTCTTGTTACCGAGAATTGTTAGACCAACGCCTCTTTGGAAGACGATTGGGTTATAACCGAATGGTTCAAGAACATCTCTGTCCGCCTTGTCAAATGCGTATTCTGCACCTGATACACCAGAACCGGAAACTACACCTCTTCTTGGACCAGCAACGATTGCCCATGGTAGAGAATCAGTGTACTTGTCAATGAAGTTGTTAGAAACGTAAGCTGCTGGAGGAACGATAAGATCTTTATTGTTCTCTCTAACAACTAGACCTGGACCGTAGTAGAATGCAAAGTTAGCACCTTCGTTGATTGAAGGTAAAGAATACAATGCAGTTGGGTTCTTGTCTAGGTTACCGCCTGTCGCAACGTAATTTACATTGAATGCACCATTATCATCGATGAAAGATGGGTTTGTAGATACTTTGAATTCAAAGATCATTGGTGCGTTTAGAATTGCAGCAGCATTCTGTCTTGTCTTAGCTAGGTTTGAAAGCTGTGACTTGTTTAGAATACCATTAGCAGCTTCGTAAGAACCGAATGTATCAACAATGTATCTGTATGTGATGCTGTCCTTGTCTGCTAGAGTATTACCTAAGTTTGTACCTGTGTTTACTGCGTCTAGGCAATCTAGGATAGATTGAGTACCAATCAACGCGCCATCTAGAACAAATGGGTAGTACACTGATGCGGCTTCTTCGTATGAAGAGTAAGCACCTACAAATGCAGATTGCTTAGGTGTAGTGTGAATGTAAACAGTGTAAGTAGTTGTCAATGGGCCTGGAACTGCAGCTATGTATGTGTAAACTGCGATGTTTGTAGCGCCACCAGAAGTATCGATTGCGTCGTAAGCAGATGAAATAGATGCATCACACGTGATAGTAGTTGCTGTCACTGCAGTGATCTTAACGTAAGTTCCAGCTGTAGCACCTGCTAGGTACTTGTTAACAGCAATACCAGAAACTGCAGTTAGGTCTAGGTTCGTAACTGTTAACGTAGAACCAGAAACTGTAGTAGTTACACCATTAACACCGTCATCGCCTAGAGCAGGTAGAGAAACTGTAGCTGCAGTGTAAGACGCTGGAGTTCCGGCACCTGTAGATTCATTCTTAATGATTCTTGTTACTTTAGCTAGTCTATTAGCTTCTTCAGCGTGAATGTAGTGTCCAACTTTTAGATCAAAGTTAGGTAGAGATGAACCAGTGTAAGTAAATGTTGCAGTATTAGATCCTGCAGCGTAAACCCAGCCAGTACCAGCTGTTGTATCAACATCAACATCTCTGTCATTAGTTGATAGAGAGTAAGATAGAGCGTCTAGAGAATCACCTGAGTGACCGATTAGATCTGCTTTAGTACCTGTTTCGTCAAGAACTGCATCTTCTAGAACAGCGCAGAACAAACCTGTTCTTCTTGCTTCAGAATTGATCATTGTCTCAACATACATTTGGTTGCCTTCTAGGTCTGTGAAACCTGGAAGAATAGAACCAGTGTATTGTGCAATTAGAGATACTTGTCTTAGGTTAGCGAATTCAGCAAGCTTAGTCTTATCTAGACCATTAGCTGTAAAGAATGCTCCATAAATAGGATCAGTGTCCATTAGTGAAGGATCAAAACCACCTTTGAATACGAATACGTCGACCATGAAGTCTGACATAAAATCAAAGTCATTTAGGTATGCAGGAACGTTACCTTCTCCGTACCACTCTCTTGCAGTGATATTGAAAGGTTTAACGTCTTGTGCTTGTCTAACAATAACAGTGATAGGATCTTGCTTGATGTTAGCGAATCTTAGAACGTTACCTGTAATAGCATTACCGATTACATTGTTAACTGCGTCGTCAGAAGGAGTCCAGAATTTTTCAGTGTTGAAAAACTTTGAGTACTCATTTTCGTTCTCAATTGCAGTTAAAAGTGCATCTGAAGCATCAGTTACAGGTGCTGCATAAGAAATTAGGTCAGCGCTATCAAATTTAGCTAGGTTAAGAGCTAGGATAGGACCTCTTGTTAGAGCTGTAAGAGCTGATCTGTGGAAGAACATGCCTTTTTTCTCCAAGTTGCGATCAATGCTACCAAAAACATTGATGAACTGTTCAACTGAGTCGATCAAAACAGGAGAATTGTATGGTCCTTTCTTAGAGTGACCAACAATCAATCTGATTGTTTCGGCTGGAATGTTGACAGTCTGCGACTTATCGAATTCAAGTCTGTATACACCAGAGCTCTTGAATTGTAGAAGTTGTGGACTTAGTGCCATAATTTTATATTGGACTTTTTTTTGCTTTAACTATATATCAAGGAAACTACGACAATTTATCAATTCAACAAATCATAAATGTCATATTGTAGGTCTCCGTCAGTGTTTTGATCTTTATAAAGAATTTTCTCCATGTAGTTGTGAAGGCCTTCATCAATGTGATCAAGAACCTCTTCAATGAAGTCAGCGTAATCAACTGTTAAGAAGAATTCAGTGATCGTGACACACGTCATTAGAGTATCATCATTACCATGTTGAGCACCATAAGAACCATTTACAAGAGTACCAAACATTGATGCTTCTGTTACTGTTTGATGTTCAGTGAAATCAATTCTATTACCCTCAACTAGCTTTTTAAGGTTCTGACACATCACAGGTTTATTGTCGGATTTGACTCTAATGCCTGGTTTCAAAACCCTTGCATCGTGGCGGTGTCTGAATCTAACAATCATCTCTTCATCAAACTCGTTTCTCTGTGGGAATAGAGTTGTCAAATACTTAATTAGAATAGAACCATAGGTATTGTATTCAATGATCAATTTAACGTTCTCAGGCTCAAAGATTTCAACTGATAGGGTATAAAGTACTTTAGCAAAGTCTTCAATTACGTGCTCATTAGACCTAAATAGACCAATCTGCTTTAACGTGAAGAAATCGTACATTGCCCCTGGGTTTTGAACGTACTTCATTTGCTTCTTTTTCATTGGCACTATCTCGAATAGGTTGATTACCGAATAGTCGCCACCGTTACCTTCAGCAATGTCAACTGAGAACACATAATATCTACCTTCTTCCTTTGCATATTCAACATCAAAATCTGGAGCAAACCCAAGGTATCCCTTCAAATCCATGTGAATGTTTTCAAACTCTTCAAGATCTTCGTATTCGTATTTAGCCATTCCCTTGCGAAGTTTCTTCATCGTTACAGGGTCAAATAGTAGGTTTGATGATGATACGAATTCATTACCGTATTGGCGGTTAAAGGCTTCTTCAGAACCCAGGTTACCTAATTCACGTTCATACCATTCATCGTCTCTGTCAGGGTGTTGCCACCAGTCAATACGAGTGGCTTTATAGGCATTTAGCCCCTTCTCTGCGGCTGAATAGATTTCATAAAACTTATTGAAACCGTTAGGTGTAGAAGTGATGATGATACGTGACACCTTTGACGCTGACAGGGTAGGATATACGTTTTCATAGAACGTATCTACAATTGAACCGTGAATGTGTGCAAACTCGTCCAAGAATAGAGTGTGAATCGTAAAACCGATACCTGCTTTAGCAGTGGTAGATTGACCTACAAGACGACAACCGTTATCAGCTTTAACGTTCATAACGTCATACTTAATAATGCCCGGTTTCATAAAGAAGGGTAGGTTCTCAATTACGGTTTTGGCCTTATCGATAATTTCTTTAGTTGTATCTGACTTGTTCGCAAGAAGTAGAGTGTTCTTGTCAACTTGGAAAGTTAGGTACCATGCGTTAAAGATTGAAGCTGTAACGGTTTTACCCATTTGGCGAGAAGCTAGAACTACATTAAATCTTTCATTTTGAAAGTTACGTAACATGTCCTTTTGATAGTCTCTAAGCTTAACTTTACGAATACCTTCGTCAGTCATAACCACTGCATACTTTTCAGCAAAGTATACAATATCACTTGCACATTTTGCAAGTTCTTGAATTTCTTCGTCAGTGTATTCAAATACAATGTTACCCTTTCGTAGAAATTGTTTACCCTCATAGAAGGGCAAAGAAATCTTTGGACGATAACCCTGGTCCATCGCAACTACTAGATCAGATACCTTTTTAGATGACCATACTAGTTTTGCTGCGGCGGAATCATCGTTATCCTTTGGGATCCAAACGTTATCTCCTACGTAATCGCTCATTCTTCAGTGTTATCTGTTGTATCTTCTTCAATTTCAGCGTCTTCGACGTTACCTGCGATTGAAGCCTGAATCTTTGACATCAGATCTTTGGTTCCACGCTGAACGTTAGATGAACCCTTTTCATTGTTAAAGTCCTCAGAGATTTGACGATTTGTCTTTTCCTGATATAATTCAGAATCTCTAGCGATACGCTTCATTGATTCTTCAGTTGCCATCAAATACATCGTTTGTGATTTGATGATGTCCAACATTGACTTTTGTAGGGTTGCAAGAACCTCGAACATCCTAGGAGCCATGTCGCCATCCTCGATGGTCTCTAATAAACGAGTTAGTGCTCTTTCACCCGCTTGGAGTTGATACACTAGAGATGACATCGTCATCTCGTCCATCTTTCTCTTGGCTTTAACGTATTCATTATGTTCAATGATGTCGGAATCTAGATAGAACCTCATCAAGGCATCAATGGTCTTTTTAGCCTGTTTATCTGCACCAGTTTTAACCTCTAAGAAGTTAAATGTTGGTCTATGGTGTGCTGGAAGCTGTGGATCTACGTCAATGATTCCTTCAAGGGATTCATTGTCTCCGATCAAACTATCCAATTCATTTCTAATCTCGTCCGCTTGGGAACGAAGAGTTTTCTTATCCGACATAATGGTAATAAGTTATTCTGGTAGTATATATCAGAACTTCGGAATACCGCCGATCTTTTCGGCTCTGAATCTCCAGTGGTTGATCACCTCTTCTCTGGTTTCAGGGGTTAGGTAATCCTGTGTGTCTAAGTATTGATTGACAGTATCAATCATTGACATCTTTCTTTTCTTGGCTTCGTATCTTAAACCTTGAAGATTTGCATCAACCTCCTTTGGTAGCAATAGATACATGTGTTGTGGTAGAATTCCAGACTTAATTAACAGTCTCATCTGTTGATCGTCTTCATTCGGTTTACCACCCCTATAATTGCCGATGTTTGGACCGTCTTGTGTGATGTGTTCAATTTCATGTCTAATAACATCTGCAAGGTGCATATAAATTTCAGACCAATACCCTGGTAACCACTTTGGGTTAACATCAAAGTCAATAATGATGTAAGGTGTTTGATCTTCGTCATCGTCATCGATGTCTCGACCGTCTGCTCCGGTTGTATTGTGAATGTCAAATCCCTTTGACTTGAAATGAATGTTCGCGTCAAAATCAAACTCCAATCCTGGAAGTTCTATTTGCTGATAGAAGCTACCTTGACTTTTACCAGATTTATGGTCAGTGACCCACTTCTTAAAACAATCTTTTAGAAGTTGACTTGCAACTCCGTCAAGTTTAGCTCCCTTTTCATATAGGGCTTGAAATTCAGAGTATCGTATGATCATCTTGCGTTTCTATATCGTTGGTACGAAAGAGATGGAATGGCGTTATCTATCACTAATGCGTATTGTGCGTCTCTAACTAGAGATTGGTTCAATACATTAGAATGTTGCTCTTCCTCAATGGTCTTTTTCCAGATTCTAATGTTTGTCATCTTTAATTTACCACCTCTTAGTTGATAACCTCTATCCACATCCCAAATAAATGATTGTGTTGTAGGTCTAATTTCTCTAAATTGAAGTTCAAGGTTGTTATTACCATCTTGTGGTCTAACGTAATTGAGTTGTTCATTTAGATAGTACATATACACTCCAATTTCTCTAAAGTCGTTTGATAGATTGATAACAATCGCATACCATTCGTCAGTTGACATGATCATACCGTGCATGAAAGTGTATGGTTGATTATTAATCATCAACTCTAATTTTGATGATGAAAGTCTTGCCGTTAAACCAACGCCAAACTGTTCGCCTTGGATCAAAGTGTATTTGGTTGTATCTAAGTTATCAAAGGTCGGTTGAACCCAGAATGTAAATGCTAAGTTTTCTTCTTGCGTTTGTTTTGCAGGTTGAATATATTCAACTGCAGTCTGATCATTTGGAACAGTACTTAGATTATAGTGATGCTTAGATACAATTGTCCATCTGTTTTTCAAATCATAGTCAACTATTTTAACTAGGGCATTTGCACTGGTTCTAACGCCATCTTCCCAAATATGAGATACTCCTTGAAGTTGTTGTGGCTTTGTAACCTTTTTGCTCTCGTCCTGAATTTCAGCTCCAAAAATATCTTCCATTCCAACTACTAGGTCTTGCAATTCTGCTTCTGCCTCTGGAGACTTGATAACAGCCGAACGATCTTGATATTTCGCTAGCATCACTCTCCAGTATGTATGGTTAACATTGAACTCATCTGCCAGTGACACAGATTTGACCTCGTACATCCTGTTTAGTTTTGGGAAGTACAAGTAATCTTTAACTCTTGGTCTCTTAAATGGTCCGAAAGTCTTTTCAAATTGATAGTCAGCAATGTGAATTTCAAAATCTTCAAAGCCCATGCCGAAGATGTCGTAATTGATTTGCTGCGTTGGCATTTCATTATCTGGAACCGAAACTTTAACGTCTCCTTGAGCAACTACGTTAAACAAAGAATACTCCATGAAAGTAACGTCTCTAGTTCTTTCATCAGGTTCAGTTCTGTAATATCTGACCGGCCATCCAAAGATGTCAGTTGAAATTTCTACAAGCTGTCTGTATAGATTATCGCTCTTATTTAATTCGTATGGCTTAAAGATATTTTCATCAGTAGTACATGGCTTGATGTTTGCACATCCAATGTATGAATATGGATCATCGCATCCTAAGCAATACTGTGGACAAGCTATGATTTCTCCTTCAGTGGTTTCAAGTGTGAACGTAATACTGATCATCGTTAATGACGCACCTAGCGTTAAACGATCAACAGTACCTTTAACGTCAATCCAAAGTGGTCTCGTTCCATCCCATGCGATAAACATCAGATCACCAGGATTCATATCTTTGGTCAATAATTTGAACTCACTGAATTCTTCATTAGTGTGAGACCATCTGTATTCGTAAATAAACTCATTGTTTGCATCTGGCAAAATCATGAAAGTTGCCATCGATGCAGTGAAAGGTGCTGGATCAGCAAGTTCAATGTGAAGTGGAGTAACTTGAAGTGCAACTTCAAGTACGTGATTACCTACGATGATAGAATCACCAGGACTTAGATTAAAATTAGTACCGTACCCTGAAACGGTTGTAGACCCTTCAGTAAAACTAATTTTACCTACCGTATAATCGTTACTTAGACCGGCCAAAATAGACCAATCTGTCACACGAATTACGTTTTCATACGGATCGACAAGTTTTCCAATGATGAAATCTCCGATCTCATTTGCTGTTGAGCCAGTTACCATAAACTATTTATACTTCAATGTTTTTGGCCTCGTCGGAAGGTTCTTCGTCAATGATCTTTGGAACCGATGGTTTCTGACTGAAAGTTGGCTTTGAAACCGGTTTAGATTTGACAATATCCTGAGGTTTGTAAACTTCGCCTGCAATCCAAGATGCAATGAAACCCGTAAGTGATACGAAGTAAACCGCTAGATCGCTCAAATTAGCCTTAAACCATATTGCAAATCCACCAACAATGGTCCATAGAGCAACGATAATGTATATCATTACTTCTCGTCTAGAGTTTGGACCCTCTTTCATTAAACCAGTCTTTTCACTTGGCCTACGAGACTCTCCCCAGATATAAGTTGCAACGTATGCTGTTAGTGAACCAAAGTAGGCTGCAAGTTGAGTGAAATCAGTATCTTTATAAGCTCCAAGAACTCCCATTGTAATCCATAACAGAACAACAATGTAAACCAACTCCTCACGCTTACCAAAATCCTTTAGTAATTCGCGTAGTTTTTTCATTCAGAAAGTGAGACTTTCTTTTATATATCTCACCAATCTGTGACTAAAAGTACTTCAGGATTATCACCTTCCAGTTTATGGTCAATGATGTCTAAAATCATTGCAAGGGATTCGGCCGTTTGATCAGACATGTCTTCTGAACCTAAAATACTTTCAACTCCCATAGTCAATCGCTTAATAGGCATTGAGTTGTATGGCTTTTCACCAATCAAACCAGCAGATCTCAACATTGGATTGATCTTTTTAATTTCATGAACATCAATAAATTCGCTCAATCTAACTGTCGCTCTAAGAATCTTATAAGAATACTTTATTTGTCGTGTTGTATTTTCAAAATCTTCAATTACTCTACTAAAGTTTCTACGCTTGGAAAGTGTTAATTTGATCCATTTTAATCTGCCAAAATCTTCAACAATCTTGTGAAGAAAGAATAGAGATGAAGCATCCTTGTGAATCAACTCAAAGGTGATGGCCTTAATACGTCTAATTTCTTTCTCAAAGTTATATTCAAACATCGTCTCCAATTGATATGGAGTAACTAAAATAGATTCATCGTCAACCCTCATGTAGTCCAACTGATTCAGACATTTAGTCCAAATCAAATTATCATAGTGATTATACTTGAACAGCGTCACGTCAATCACATCTACGAAGTCGGATGAGTTGTATATTTTCATCAATAAACTTTGATTGATTTTTCAATCATTTGAAGGTCTTTGTACAATTCAAATTGCGCAAACTTTTTCAGTTCTTCAAATTCTCTTTTGCCAATTTCATTTTTGGTCATATAGAATTTAACTGCTTCGTCTGAAGGTATATATTGATCTTTTACTTTGGCTGCAGAAGGTGAAGCTTTTTTGGTCTTGGTGTAAATCCAACCTGGAACGCCTTTAAATCTACCTGCGACCATTCTCCAACTATCAACCACATGAGAACCTTCAATACCGTTAAGATTGAACGCGTTTGCATTATCAGGAAACTTAATCGAAAAGAAACGATTGATCATAAAGAAATGACGCTTCTTATTATGCTGTTTAATAGCATCGTACTCTTTGGGTTTTTCGAACATCATTTTAATGAAGTCGAACAATTTAGTTTCGTCCAGCATATTAATTATACCCCGTAAATAGGTTAAGTTTAGAACAATTCGTTCAGCTTCTTAGTCTTAGGTTGATCTTCCTTCTTTGGCTTTTCATCAACTAATTTTAGACCGCTAAAGGGATCCATTCCTTTGGGTACGACTTGTTTATCGCGATCAGTAAAGCCCGTTCCTTCAAGGATGCGTTCCATCTGTGATAGATTATGGAAATTAGGACTATCATAAGGCTTAGAGATTTCCTTATAGATTGCTTTTAGAATAGGTTCTGGTATGATGCGAACGTGAAGAAACATTAGTTGAATGTTTTGCATCAAATTAGAAGCAATCTGTTCTACATTTGAGTTACCAACCGACCTATAGATTACATCGCACATGTGCTGACGATTTTCTTTGATGAATAAGTGTTCTACCTGAAAACTACCATAGTCTTTTTCATATTGTGCAAGAATCTTTTCAGATTGCTTTTCTGTGATTGAAAAGGTACGATGCTTGCCATTATTCATTTGCTTATCGTAAGTGACAACTGAAGGTATGTTATCTGATTTATCACCGATAAGAATCTTTTTGAACAGAAATTCACGTGAATCTATTTCTTCAATACTAACGCGATTACGTTTAACCCAATCATTAATATCATCTTTAAGACTACCTGCAATGTCAGAGCCTGATAGGTTAAATAGTAAGTCATCATCAGACTTGGTATCATTAGACTCACCCTCTAATAGAGCGGTGAAGCCGTTAAATGCAATAAGATTACGTTTAGTGTTGTAGTACCAAAGAGTATAACCATCAGTGGCTTGAGTGTAATCAACCAATTGAATAAGATCACGGTCGCCTGTCCATACGATGCAATTGCGGCCCTGATTGTTTAATTCAGTTGCCCATGCAAACAGAATATCGTCAGCTTCGGCACCATTAGTTTGTTGAACAATAACACCCTGTTTTTGAAGAACCGTACGAAAGCTATCGTATACACTATACACTGCATCCCAATCGACTGAGTCATCGGCTACACGAGTACCCTTGTATTCAGCTTCAGGAAACAGATCTTTACGCCAAGACTTAGAATCAACAGCAACAACAACCTGATCAATGAAAGGTCGCATTTTACGAATTTCGCTGGCAATATCGATACACAGCTTGCGCATGAACTGTGCTTTTTCCTTTTCATCTCCTAACAGTTTACCGGACTTGCTACGAGGCATGACATATAGACGGCTGTATACAAAGTAGTTGCCATCGATCATTAACGTGTGTTTGCCTAATTTCATAACTTTTATCTTTATAGGGCTAATATAACAAATTCCGGTGACCCGAGGAAATTATTGCTTAATAATTGTTTGTATTTTGTAAATACATGACAACATCGTAATAACTGGATCAATCACATTGATTCGTTGAGCTTGATGCTCAGCGACAACAATGATGATTTGAGGAATAAATCTTGCAGCCTGTGTTTTTTCTTGCTTGATGTATTCAATGAAGTCTTGTCCTAGTGATTGTAGAACATCATCAACACGATTAGAGTATTCACTAACGAGAAGCTTATAGTTCTTCACTGGATCCATTTCGTTAAAGATGAGTTCAAACACGTCTTTATAGACTGAGTTGAATCGTTTTACATCTTCGATACCAATTGAAGTGGTACCCTGTGACTTATAACCTTGAAGTTTGTTTAAAGTTGTGCGAAGGTCTGGGAAGTTACGACGAACAAACTCAACCAATGCATCTTTTTCAATCGTCAAGTCTTCGTCTTTACAAACTTCATGAACGCGGCGAATGTATTTCTTAGTTAGCTCAGCTTCTTCATTCTTATCAAAGTCAAAGTTAATAACTTCAAATCGGCTAAGAATTGGATCTGGCAACTTGTTAATGTAGTTACATGTTGCAATGAATCGTGAGTTGGAAGCAAACTGTTCCATCGTAGCACGAAGAGCCTTGAAGAACTGATCAGATACACCATCAACCTCATCAAGAATAACTACCTTGAATTTGTTTCGATCATCTAGGATTGACATGGTTGAACAGAAGTCAGTGATACGAGTTCTGATAACATCAACTGATGTATCTGTTGAAGCGTTAATATATAGGTAAGGTAACTCAAACTGATTGACAATTGCCTTGGCGGTTGATGTTTTACCAGTCCCTGGGCTTCCAGCGAACAGCATGTTCTGTTGGATTCCATCTTTGAACTTGTTCATCACTCGTTCGGGTAGAATCAAATGGTCCAAGTTCTTTGGACGGTACTTTTCAGTAAAGAGTTGCGTCAATGATTGCATAATTTACACGTTTACAGAGGTTATACCTCACAGCTTACAGTTAGTTTCAATGGCATACGCTAAGAAATATCCGCACATCAAATATAAAGACGGGGTCAGGGGCAAACATGGAGTTGCGTTTGAAACCCTGTCCAAGTTACATAAGCGTTTTCTACTAGAACATCCAAACATCAAAGACTTTGTAAAGGATGAGCAGAAACTGAAGGCTGTATTAGGATTATTCAGAGGTTCAAATGATCGTCACAAGACCAAGCTGTTCTATGACTGGATTGAAGGTGATCTTAAAAAGATCGACGATGTATACGATTCTTATAGATCGATCGATTGGGCTTGCGCAATCTCTGGACGTCCGATCAAATCTAAGATGGGTGACTTTAGTGCTCGAAACTTTGTACACCCAGAGTATTGGGATGCCCTTGAGGTTGGCATTAACCAGAGCGTACTGAAATCTTCACTTGAGTTTCGCCAAAAATGTCAACAGCTCCTCCTGAATGAACAGAAGGAGCTGATGAAAGTGTTCAAAAAGAATGCTAATCCTCGAAAGAGATTAGATTAGTTTTGCAAATCTATCTTTAACTGTGTTAATAGTGTAACGTGATTCGTTTAAAGAATTAGAGTATTCTACCTTTTTAATTTTAGCATCGTACTTGGAATATAAAGGTGTTCCGTTTAGTTGCCATTCTTCTTTCTCTGAAATTTCAGAAGCAAGTTCATTTAAACCCAATTCTTCAGCCCTTAGAATCAATGATTCTTTTGTAGCAGTCTTTTTAACCAGTGCAGATTTAGCATCTTTCATCTGTTTAATATCTTGTTTAGACTTATCGATTTCGGCTTTAATATTGATGATCTTTTCGTCGAAAGATTCAGGATCGGTTGACTTTGCCTTTTCGTCTTCAACTGATTTTAGCTTCTTATTAAGATCAGCTTCTCTTGCCATTTCATCTTTGATATTCTGATCATATTGAGCAATATCTGCCTCAATGTTATCGCCTTTTTTAGGTTCTTCTTGTTGAGGTTCCTGTTCAGGTTCCTGTTGAGGTTCATTATTGGATGTTTTTTTAGCTTGCTCAGCAGCAGCTATATCAGCTTCTTTCTTTTTCTGAGCCTCTTCTGCTGCAGCTTTTTTGTCTTCTTCAGAAGGTTCAAGCTCCTTTAGAGCAACCTCATTTTCCTTGTATCTTTTTTGAAGATCGGCCATTCTTTGCTTCAAATCACCAGCTTCTTTTTTATCAATACCTGCACCTGAATGAGCTTTGATAACTGCTAGTTCTCCTTCAATTTTAGCGTTTGATAATTTCCTATCAACAAGACCTCCTTTGTTAGCAAATCTATCATTGACCGCATCTTGTAGAGATTTGATTTGATTGGTAAGAAGGGTTTCCTTGTCTTTGATCTTGTTCTTTTGCTCTGTGTTTGGAGCTTCATCCTTTGCAATCTCAAGAGCAACTTTATTAACCTTAATGTTATTAACCTTCTTTTGAGCTTTAACAGCTTTCATTGAAGTAATCCATTGAACGATAATGTTATCGTCGCCGGCTTCTTCAATTTTTTCAGGAGTATTGAATTCTTCTTCTAGCTCCTCAGATACTTGAGAAACTAGAGTTTCTAGTGATGTGATGATAGTATCGACATCTTTAATAACCGCCTCTCTTGAAGTAGCGACTGTTGATTCTGCAGCGACAGGGGCTTCAGCACCTTCCTTTAAGAAAGATTCATAAAGCTTGATCGCAGATTTCATCTTTAATTTCATAGTTGTAGATGTATTTTTATCTATAACCTATATATCCTATAAAAAAAGAAGGGCTCCATTTCTGGAGCCCTTCAAGAAGGATTATACTAAATCTAAAGATTAAGCTAGGTTTAGTAGGTTAGACCAAGTAGCACCAGCTGCGTCATTCGTAACTTCGAATGATACGTACTGAGTCTCTGGGTGGAAACCTGCTTCAACTAGAGCGAATCTAGACTTAACAGCGATCTTAGGAGCCATAGTACCCTCTGCGATAGTCTGAACTGATTCAGCCATTAGGTATGGCATGAATACTAGACCTGGAGAGTTACCATCACCTTTTCTACCAACTACTACAGTGTAATCGTCCCATGCTTTTCTTGGATCAGTGTAAACATTGATACCAGCAACAGAACCTACAGGGTAGATAGCACCAGCAGCTTGAGAGATAGTGTTAGCCATTGGGTTTGCAACGAAACCAGCTACAGCTTGAAGAACAGTTGCAGTCTGTGGACCAACAACTGCGAAGTTACCAGCACCTCTTCTACCTCTGTTAGCGATCAAGTTAGCAGCAGCTAGAATCTGTGAAAGAAGTCTTCTGTGAACTGAAGCAACAGTCTCGCCACCAGCTAGATCAGCAGCAGCAGGAAGTTTTAGGTCGAAACCAGTTGAATTACCAAGTGCATTAAGAGCAGCTGCTGGGAATACAGACTTAACGTTTCTGTAACCTAGAACCTTCATTTCTCTTAGGATTAGGTTGTTGATTGACTGAGTTAGTTCGTTAGTTAGAACTGCCTCAACTTGAGCTACAGCGTCAACACCGAATTGCTTAAGATCTTGAACTTGCTCTCTAGTAACTGCAGCAGCAACTTGGAAAGTTTCAGCAGCAACTGACTTAGAGAATAGAGATAGACCCATGATGTTCTCAGGAGTTCTCTCACCAGCTTCTCTAGAGAAAGCATCGCCATCTACGTTAGCAGCAGAGAAACCAGGAATGTGGTCTTCTAGAGCCTTAACTAGTTCAACTGTTGCAGTTGGAGTAGCTACAGCAAGTCTGAAGTCAGCTTGTACGTTAGCAGCAATTAGTGCAGAACCGATCACCTTGTAGATGTCGTTACCGTCGATTCTTGAAGTACCAACGAACTCGTATGCAGCGTAAGTAGCAGCACCAGGGATATCAGCACCTGTACCTGAATCAGTTGAGAAGTAGTATACGTTAGCTAGTTTAGCGTCTGTTCTAGCAGCGCCACCGTCGTATACGAAGTCTAGGTAAGAAAGTAGACCCATTGGACCAGCCATAGGAACTACAGGAACTAGATCTAGACCTACAGTTTGTGCAGCAACTTGCATTGCTAGTGGAAGAAGTGATGGAGACTTGTCGCCTGAACCGTCAGCTACACCATGTGCAGATGGGAAAGCAGCAGCACCCATACCCTTTAGCATAAGTGGTTGAACCGCTGAAAGAGATGCTTCTTCATAAAGCTTGTGATTGTGGCAGTATTCTGACATCCAAGCTAGTTTGTTTGAATCGCTGATACCTGTAGCTGACTCGATGATTGGAG